CGGGATCAATGCCCTTCCCGCCCCGTCGAACGATGTCTCGCTGCGCCTTGAAAGCGTCAATGCGTGTCTGTCACGTATGATAGACGGTCACCCGGCGCTGCTGGTGGATCCTTCTTGTGCAACAATAAAAAAAGGCTTCGCAGGCGGGTACCACTACCGACGGCTCAATGTCTCGGGGACCGAGAGGTTTGAGGAAAAGCCGTCAAAGAACAGGTTCAGTCACGTACATGACGCGCTCCAGTATGCCCTGATAGGTGCCGGGGAAGGACGGAGGCTTATCTCGAACGGTAATGCCATGAAGCCCGTGGTTGCCAAGCGTGACTTTGATCCCTTCAACCACAAGCGCCGAAAGAAGAAATCGCCATGGCAACAGGCTCGGTTTGGGTAATTGTCTTTTACGGGACGCCACGCGGCAACTGGGGGCTGTGGCATCTGTTCTGGCCCCATACATGGCCGTGGTTCCGCAAGACCGGATACCAGCACTGTGTCGCTATCCGCGAAGTGCCCGGCGGCTATCTTCTGGTTGACCCGCACAATAAAGGGCTTGCGATCCGCTACATCACGGAAACCGAGATGGTGAAGATGAGAGCCATCTATAACCGGCTTAATGCGACGGCCTGGCAAATAAGGGCCACACAGCAGCATCTCCCTCTCGTAGGTATATACACATGTTCGACTGTCATTTCGCGACTGTGCGGACTCCGTGGGCTGTTCTGGGCACCTTACAGGCTGTCATGTGCGTTGCCGCATGCAGGTGCGGTGCCATTCTGCCCCATCAGATGGAGGATTCTTGATGAGTCGTAGAGTCGTACAGGCGATAACATCGGTTGTCCCGATAGTTGCCGGTGTGGTTGGAGGACCGTCTGTGGGAGCCGCCGTAAGCGGCATTCTTGGATTGGCCTCGGAGAAGAAGCAATCCCGTGCGGATGTCCGCGCTCCTTCTTTTGTTCCTCCCCAAACGTCAGAACAGGCAGACCCGGCAGCAGAGGCGGCAGCGAGAAGAAAAGCGGTTCGGCTCCAGATTTCACAACAGGGCAACCAGTCCAGATTCTTTGGCGGTGGGAGTGATAGCCGCTTCTTCGGGTAACTGATGGCTGTAAATCCAGAACTTTCCATAGCGGCGGATTCCGGTGTTCCCAATCCCGGCGGTCAGGATCTGTACGGAAAACTCAATCAGCGATACCAGATGTGCCGCAACCGGCGCGAGCAGTGGGTTTCTACGTGGGAAGAATGTTATGAGTACACGCTGCCGTTGCGTGAAAGTTTTTTCGAGGAGTCTCCCGGCCAGAGAAGGAACGACCGGATCTATGATGAAACCGCTGTGGTTGGTGTTCAGGAATTTGCTTCTCGCCTACAGGCAGGCTTGGTCCCTAATTTTGCACGCTGGGCAGATCTCAAGGCCGGTTCCGAGGTACCGGAAGAAAGCCGGGACGAGGTAAACGAACAGCTTGATGCGATCACGGAGTACGTGTTCGAGGTCCTTCAGCAGTCGAATTTCTCTCAGGAAACCCATGAGTCATTCCTTGACCTTGCTGTAGGCACGGCCTGCATGATGGTCGAGGAGGGAGATGCACTCAACCCGGTACGCTTCCGTGCTGTACCTCTACCTCATATTGTCCTCGAAGCAGGACCGGACGATGGCATCTCCGCTGTTTTCCGCAAGCGCAAGGTGCGTTACGCGGAGCTGGATATCGTGTGGCCCGGGGCAATGCTTGATGCCCAGATACAAAAGAAGCAGCAATCCGAACCGATGAAGTATGTCGATGTCATCGAGGCAACGGTGCGCGACTACACGATGCTGCCGGAAGAAGCCTCGAACTACTACGTCATGCTTCCCGCCGAAAAGCAGATCATCTTTGCCGAGTCCTATCAGGGCATAGGGTCCAACCCGTGGGTGGTATTCCGCTGGTCAAAAAGCAGTGGCGAGGTTTACGGACGGGGTCCGATCCTCAACGCGATCAGTGCGATCAAGACCTGTAACCTGACAGTTGAGCTGATCCTCGAAAACGCACAGATGGCGATTTCCGGAATGTATCAGGTCGATGATGACGGTACGCTGAACACCGATAATATCAATCTTGTGCCGGGCACGATAATTCCACGGTCGCCGGGAACGAACGGCCTGCAGCCGATCAACCCCGCCGGGTCCTTTGATGTGGCAGGCATCGTCCTCGATGACATGCGGACCAACATCAAGCGGGCGCTCTACAACGAGATGCTGGGCAATCCGAACCGGACCCCCATGAGCGCAACCGAGGTTGCCGAGCGTATGGCCGATTTGTCCCGGCAGATCGGCTCTGCCTTTGGCAGGCTTCAGGCCGAGTTCGTCCAGCCTGTTCTGGCCCGGGTTATCAATATCCTTGTCAGGCAGGGACGTATTGAAATGCCTGTCCTGAATGGCCGCATTGCCAAGGTTGTCTCTGTATCGCCCCTGTCCCGTGCCCAGCTTCAGCAGGATGTTGTGACGGTTGACAGGTTCCTCGAGGTGCTGATGGGCCGCTTCGGGCCCCAGATGCTCAACCTGTTTATCAAGGGTGAGGACACCGCGCAGTACATCGCGTCCAAGATGGGCGTTCCACAGGGCCTCATACGTGACGAGGCCGAACGAGCAGAGCTGATGCAGGCACTCGCCGCCATGCAGCAGCAGGCACCAGAACAGGCACCAGAACAGATATGACAGCAAAGGCCGGACCCGACGGATACATACGCTCGCCCGGAGACGATGCAAAACTGAATAAACTTTTTGCCACCGTGTTTTCCTCGGCAGCCGGCGAGGAAGTCATCAGGAACCTGAGGTCCATAACGATCGAGGCTGTTGGTGGGCCGGAGATAACTGACAGTCATCTACGCCATCTCGAGGGCATGCGTTACCTCGTTGGCATAATTCAACGTCGTATTAAGGCAGGACAAGATAATGAGTGATGAAACAGCAACTGACACCCTCGCAGAAACAGCAACTCAGGAGGTACCTGAAAGTGGCGCAGCAGAAGAAGTCGAAGCCAAAGAAAGGCCGGACTACTATCCCGAAAAATTCTGGGACGCGGACCAGAACGAGCCGAACGTCGAAGCCCTCGCGCAAGGCTACAACGAGCTTGAAAGGTTCGTGGGTAAAAAGACAGATGACATCCGTGAAGAAGTCATTCGTCAGCAGATGGAAGAGCTTAACCAGAACCGTCCGGAAGCGCCTGACAAATACCTGGCAACGTTTTCTGAGGACTCTCCGTTTAAGGAAATAGAGGATCAGCTTTCCTATGATGACCCGGTTCTCAAGATGTGGGCGGATGTTTCCCACAAGGCGGGGCTAAGCAACGATGAGTTCTCGGAAGGTATCCATACCTAT